AACAAACCGCATCGTCATCACCATCAATACCTGCTTCAACACCCGTAGTCGCAACTGCCCCATGTGGGGTTATCGAGGTAATTGCGCTCCAGGTTTTCGTTGATGTCACTGTATTGGCGTTCGGGCCTGCCAAGTCTTCAGTATCCGGATCGCCATTTTCGTCAAGACCAACAATTGCAAAAGTTATTGCAGAATGGTTGGCCGTTGAGGTCAAAGTTAATGCTTGCACAGCAGGCAATACCGCTGTAGCTCCAAAGTTAGGCATTCTTGAGATTAGACCTCTTACGTCTGGCACTCTGAAGTGAGCAATTTTTAATTGACTCTCAACCCGAGCACCCATTTCCGCATTGGTTTCGTCACCCTCAAATACTACTTTGATTATTTTTTTGCCAGTTAACGCAACACTAGATGTGTCAATAAAAGTTCTGTTTTTAAGGCTAAAAACCACGGCATATTCGGTGCTGGGGGAGTTAATAAAAAAGTAACTGCCATCCGTGATTGCAGATGCTGCTGGAATAACAATCTCAGCCTCTCCTTTTGTTGAAGAGCTTCCCACGCTGGCTTGAGTATATGTGAAGCCGGAAGTTCCAGCGCCCCCAGCTACAACCGTTCCATCACTAAAACAGGTTGCCGTCACTGTGGCAGTTGATAAAGATGCGGTAAACCCTTCCGGGCCTGTGCCCCACTCTTCAACCAAATTAACTTGAGCCAAATTATAAAAATCATGAGAGTAACGTGGATAGCCATTACAAAGCAATGCAGTCGGCGGCGGGGTATTCGTAGGCCACTCTTCCATTTTGCCTGCCAAAGGCACCCATGTCATGACGCCTGATATCAGTAAAAGCTCATAGTTGCCGTCTGCTGGATTATAATTTGACACAGGCAGGCTAGCTAAAATTGGAAATTCAGAGCCAATGGCCTCTAGTTTAGATTGCCATGCAGGCTTGTATTGATAAACTGGGGCTTGAGCTCCAAAGTATAATCCCAAATTAGTAAAAGAAATATTGCAAGCCGCGTTAAAAGGCAACCGATAAATAATCGCTGTATATCCATCGTTATTAGTACCTAGGCTTTTCCCGCTAGCATTGGGAACTTGAAAAGTAAAGTCATAAGCTTCTTCTTGAGGTGTTAAAGCTTGCGTTCCAATTGGAGTAACAACTTCTGCACTTGGAGTTCCTCCCGTTCCAAAGTTTTGAACAAATAGGATGCCAAGTGTATTAGAAGTTGCGCTTACAGCGCTTAAAGCAGCCGTCATTTGTGTATTGGAATAGGCAAAAGGGTCACTTAAATAAACGATATAGTCTTTTGTAGTTTCTGAAGTTCCTGGGCCTGTACAGGTATAATTAATCTGATATTGAGGGTATGCAGGAATATCTGACTGACCTATTGTTAACTGCTCAACTGTTAATGTGTCTGTAGCCGATGTATTGCTCTTTATAAAATCATGTCCTGGCACGATATTTTCTATTGAGGCTGGAACTGGGCTATATTCTAGAATTAACGCATCATTGACTTGGCCATTTGGAATTTGGTTGGTTATCTCTTGATCTGGAATAACAGGAGATCCGCTATCTGATGCAGGAAAAGGATCAAATGAGCGAACCGTCACCCCTAGACTGTTTGTAATAACTACTCGATATGGTTCATCGTCTGTGCCATAGATAGGGTAATTATCGTCTTGGGCTCCAGTAACATCAAATTCAATTGGATTTGGCCACGGGGTTGTCAACAAACTATCTTTATAAACGGTTTTTAGTTCTGTCGGATTTTCAGATCTATAAAAATAGATGAAACCCCCATCGTTAGGCTCTCCGATCAGATCGTTGACAGTCCAAACAGGGTTATAAAATAAAATAGCTTGAGGGGTGGTTGACATTTAGTTATTCCCGCTGTTTAATAGATAATTAATTAATGATGGATTTGAAAGGCTTTTTAATGCTTTGGTTGTTATTTTGGTTCCTACTCCCGATTTTTTGGTTTCATTGGCTTGACTTATAGCCTGCTTTATCAAGGAATTTCTCTCTTTTGGGTTGGTGTAAGCTTCCAAAATTTTGGGGTTTGACCTCAGTTCATTAAGAGCATTCCTCCCTTTTATATAAGCTCCCGTTCCAGCCGCCATTGCAGCAGCGGGAGCAAATGAGTGTCCAGCAATTACTCCAGCCCCCAACCCCAAAGCCGTTGGAATAGACATCGCAATTTCTTGTAAATATTTGGTGTTTTTAGCGCCAGTTTCTGGATTCTTTAATAATGGCCGATATTCTTTTGTTAAATCGTTAAGAATGCTTAATTTCTTGAAAGTTGCATGATCACTTTCATCTAAAGTATGTTTTAATAAAGGTGCATTGTTCAAGCGTTCGTATGCTTTTGAGATCATGTCAGGCTTGCCAATCATTTCGCCTGTTCCAAAGTCGCTTTTAATTGCATTCTTAAAACCCAATCCGAGCAGTAGTTTTTTCATGCCGGGGTTCATATGATCAACGGCCTTGAGAATCTCTGGATCAGTGCTATTCAGCTTTCTAAAAAGGTTGGCTTGTTCATCTGAATTGACAATATCCGAAACGCGCTTATTAGCTTCATAGGGCTTAACTTCATTTTTATAGTATTCAGACCGTCTTTTCCAAAGTGGCAGTAGATCTGGATGGTCTTTTAATGATGCAGCCATGTCATCATCGAGCGCATAATATATTTTGCCCAGCTCTCCAATAGCCTCGGGGTCTCTCTTGTCAATCGATGCTCTTTTAAGTTTTCCAACCTGCTCGCCTACATATGACCTTAGATTCTTCAAGTCATCATAATTAGTTCTATACTTAACAGGAGCGCCAGTTGCAATATCCACACTTATTGGAGACCCTCCCCGACTGATATTCTCAACAAGCTTTTTCAAGCTCGGGTTACTCGATAGGAAGTGTACGCCCCCTTTCATCTCTGTTTCTTTTAAGCTGTCGAGGATGTCAGTTGCAGCCTGTCGGCTTATAGCTCTGTTTGTTGTGTCGATCTGCTTTTTGCTAGCCGCATTCGCCAGTTCATCATCAAGCTTTATAAACTCGTTTTTGTGCATTCCGTAGTTTTCTTTTATATGCTTTAAGAGAGCCTCACTGCCCGAGGCCTCATCATAACCCTGGCTAAGCTCGTCAGCCATTTTATTGGCTATTTGATTAGTCTTGCTTACAGCTTCTTGCATTCTGGCTGGAACTTGTGAGCCATATGTATTGAAACCTTTTTTATATTTTTGAGCGCTTTTTACGTCACCAACAAGAGCCCCAAGATCAAAGGGTATTTCTTCACCAACTGCTTTTAACTTTTGAGCGGCCTGATCTGGTGTGAGCACTCCGCTATACGCATCGGCGGATTCTCTCTCTGTTTTGTTTAACATTCTTTTTGCAGCCATACTCTTTGCCAGATCTGCGACACCTTTTCCAGTCATGCTTGCCAACTTTCCGACTCCGGCCATCCCTGCTGGCAACATAGCTCCTACAGCTGCATCCTCAAGCACATTCCCTTCGGGATTTTTTCCACCATAGCCAACACCATACAAAGCCCCAAGACCACCTCCGGCTAACAATGCGTTTATACCCTTTGCACCCTTCAGCGCAGCCCCTCCTGGAGCTAAGAGAGCCCCAGGCAGCGACAGCGCTTCAGCCAACATGGGATCAGGTGCTTTAGCTGCTAAAGAATCCACGTCATACTGTCCAAAGCGCTCCGCAGGCATTCCTGAAACTTTCCCAAGACCCTGACTGAGCCTATTCTGAAGCCCGAGGGCAAATTGATATGAAGGGTCAGCTACTCCGGCGGCTGTATCTGTGGCAAAATCTTTTAGCCCTCCGCCTATAGTTGAAAGAGCATCTCCCACCGGATTATTCATGAGAGCCTCGGCAGCATTCCAAGCTTTATCTTTGAATGACTGTTCTTTTGGAGTCGGAGTTCCTAACAATTCATCTAAACTTGGGCGTTTAGTTGGAGGGCCAAGAAGTTCTGAAAGTGGTATTTGAGCCATTACTTGACTCCTTTTGCTTTCATGGCAGCCACAACTTGTTCAGGGGTAATTCCCGCTTGGCTTGCATAAGCGTCAATGTCAGATTTGCTATAGCCACCGTACCCTTCTTGCGATTCTACTTGGTCAGTATTATCTTTAGCCCCTTCCTTACTTCCTGTGATGCTAGGAGCTTTGTAGTCTTCGAGCGCACTAACCTCAGCACCCAATAGGGTTTGCAGTTCATTAAAACGATCCATTATTATTTTGGGGTTTTGTTGAATTTGATCCCACGTATTTTTGAAGCCTATTATCCCCTGAAGTTGCGCATTGATTTCAGGTGTAACGGATGCGCCCCATGTTTTTCTGAGCTGATCTGCTAAAGTTGGTAGAACTGTGGTGGCAAACGTCTTGTATTTGTCATATTCTGGGGAAGTTGGACGGCCCAGGGCGGCATTTGCCATATCAGCTTTTAAGTTTAGGGCGCCTTGCGGGCCACTATAATACTGCATGATAGGAATATATCGAGGCATTACGGTTTCAAAGCCCTTGTCAATCATGTCATAGCCAGCAAGCTTATTAAGAATTGCAGATGTAGTTCCTTGCTTTGTCTGCCATTTATCAACAGAATCGGCTAAATTGGTATTCCCATATTTCATAGCTATATTGGCAGCTGCCTCTGCTTTAACGGCGGCAGGAGCCCCCATAGTGAGAGTGCTTCCGACTGCCTGAGAAAGCATTTCAGGAGAAATAACCCCCTTAACGTCTGGATTATTCATCAGGTAATCAATAAAGCTTCCTTTCGCACCGCCCTTTTCATAATAATTGCCTCTTTGCTCATTTTCGTGGGCTCGCGCTAGCTGCTCTTTGGTTTTTGCTTTGTATTGGTCTTCTTGGGTTTTGTATAGCTCGGGAGCGCTTTGGCCGCTTCCAGTTTGAACTGTATTGCTTAAATTCGGATCCTGAACAATTGAGCCAGATCTAATAGCTTGAGCTGTTGGATCATTAGGCATGCCAGGTCGATACAAACTATTTATTGTTAACGCAGTCTGAAGTGCTTTTTTTTGATTTTCTGATACGTTGGGGTTATTAAGTGCTGTTAATATTTGACCGTATTGACCGCTTCCATACTGGGCTTCATTCTGCGCTTTTGTAGCATTTGCTTGACCCTGGAGCAGACTATTTTTAATTTGTTCAGGCATGGCTCTGGTTTTCATAAAGCTTTGAAGTAAAGCATTTCCCTGGCCGAGCGCTTGGGGCAAAGTGTGTTGTTGAATTAAAGTAGGTACTCCGCCAGCCATGTTATAATCCTGCAAACCAATTTAAAGCATTTTTTCCTGTATTTGTTCCGGCAAACGCATCAAATCCAAGGCCAAGGAGATCATTCATACCACCGCCTTGAGCCATGCTTTGTTGCATTTTAGCTACGCCCATATTTCCATAGAGATCAGCAATTTTATTCCCTTGATTCATATATGAACTTAAAAGTGCATTGCTAGAATTATATCCCTGACCCATTAAAGCCCCTTGGGCGGAGCCATACTTATCGCCAATGCCTAGAATATTATTTAAATAGTTCTGTTGATCGCCTTTCACGAGGTCATTCATGTATTTGCCCACGCCCATTTGCTGAGCAGGAGTTCCAACAGTTCCCCCTGCAGCGGCTGCTTGATTCATAGCTTTTAAGCCGTACTCTTGATTCATTTTTGCAGCTGGCGACATTTCCCAGTTAGACATTGTCTTGTTGTACCAATCTCCAGGATCGGCATACTGACTATAAAAGTCTTCATAATTGTTGAGGGCGTTTTTGCCAGCTTCGTTATATGGCTCTAAATAAGCGCGACCCTGATCATAATTGGAGTTTACAGAATCAATGCCCTTTTGAATTTCTCCTTGCATGTCCCCGTAACCGCTTTGAGCACCCCCGCTAATCAAGTCTGTAACGCTGTCAAATAGTCCCATTTTTTAGATTCCTAAGAGGTGATAACGTTTTTCCAGCCAGCAGCTTTTAAACATATAATTTCGTCAGTTTCCCCATTGTAAGTAATGGCCCCCTTCGGACTAGTGGGGAGGCTGGAGAGCTCGGAATTATTAATGGTTGGAGCCAATATAATTTGTGGAGTAAAGTTATTTTCAAAAAAATTGAATAGTTGGCGATAAAATTGTAACCAATCTGGGGTTAATCGACCCTCTCTATCGACCATCGGAGAATCAACTGGGGGCCTTAAATTAAATTTAGCTGTCATGGGCTCACCACTGCATATTTCATTGAACCACCCATAATTACGGAATCTACAGCATTCCAACACTTGAACATAAAGGCGAAAGGTTGAGCAATCCCCATTTCATAAAAAATAGTCTGACCGTGAGACTTTCCTATTTTCCCTAGATTTGCTTGGCGTGCTTTTGTCCACGTGGTAGCTCTGTCAAATGAAACCTGCATTTCAATAGTGGGGTTTGCATCATTTCCATTTTGCAATCCAACTCCGCGAATAACTAAAAGCTCGATCATCGCCATTCGCAATACCTTTAAAGCTGGATGGGTAAAGCATTTAGTAATCCTCATCCTTAAAATGTTATTCGCGTCATACTGGTAGTAATCTGAGTCCAAAATGAATAATTGGCCCGAACTGTAGCTTAGGGTATAATGATTATTATTGAAGTAAGCTACCGACTGCATTAAATGACGACTTCCATGGTCTTGAAAATCTGTGTCAAAGTCTGATTCACCCAATAGAGACCAGCACAAAGATAAATCCTGTGTTTTTTCAAATGTAGTATAGTCAAAAAGGAATGTGATATTGCCACTTGTAAAACTTAATTGATAAAAAATGTGGCCATCTTTTTTAAAAATCTGACCTGTGGCGTCAGAAGGATCACTGATTTCGCCAATTTGTCGATCTACTTCATAAGTGCTTATTTTAAGTGGAGGGCCGCCATTTGTAAGGCGAACCCCTCCAACGCCATTAATATCACGAGCAAGCCAAAATAACCTATCAAAGCCCTCAGCCACACTTCCAGGTGCAGCGCAACCATATTCATAAAGAGCGTTGTTGTCCCTCGAAAAAGGAAATAATGCGCCCCCTGAATTAAACCATGTTTCAGTTGAAGTGGTTCCCATAAATAAAACCAGACCTTTTATAACTCCCACCGCTACGCCTGTCCCCGCCTTGCGTGAAATATTCCCAATATTGGCCAGCGGCCACGTTAAAAAGTCATTTATTTCTGATAGACCAAATTGCCTAGAATCACCATAAAAACCGATCCCATATCCATCTAGATAGCCAAGCGATATACAACCAGCAGGAAAATTTTCAACAGAGCTAATGTCAGTCCACACCCCTGTGGTTTCTGTGTAAACCCACCCTCCTACACCATCTACAAATAAAACTTGATTTGCATTGTTTGCAATAATGCTGACATTTCCCGTCTTAGTGGATAAATTGCCAATAATGGTAAAATTGAGGGAAGAATCGAACCTATATACATGTTGAGAAACTACGCAGTACATGTGCTCTTGGTTCTTATATGTGAACTGAGCGCGCCCTTTTGCACCACTTTGAAAGTTAAGGATAGGCCTCATTCCTGGAGTTGGAAGCAACACGGGCACCGCATCTTTGGCACTCCCTACGCTTATATACATGTTGTAGGTGATTTCAGGATTAACCTGTGATCTCAAATCTTGGCCAAACCCACCTACAAGTGGAAATGGCACCTCTGGCATTTCTCTAAGTTGTGCCGACATAATTATATCGATCCATAAATTGAGGCAAGCCCAATTGCATTGTTTGTTGAATTTAAAAGCGCTGGCGTATTAATGATGCCTACATCGAGCTCTGGAGCGCTAAAAACGTCATTCCTCGCCTTTTCAAGCGACATTTCGTCAACGTCTGTCCAGGTTGTTCCAACGTACTGACCAGCAATTTCCTTGGCGCACACATAGCGCAGATACTTTAAATAATATTCTGGAACATTGGTAATGTCTTGATACTGTACAAATTTAGAAATTTCTTGCTTACCATACACTTTGCA